ACTGGACCTACTGGACCTACTGGACCTTCCGGCGCAGGTGGTTCATCAGTAGTAAACGTAACAAGCACTACTACACTAAATGCAAGTACACAAAATGGCTACATTGTTTACTGGACTGGTGGTACTCTTAACTTACCTTCTAACTGTGCAGTAGGAACATCTTTTACAATCTTAAATAATGCTACCTCTAATGCTACACCTAGTCTAAATGGTGGTTCTATAATTACTAATTGGAGACAAAGTTATGCTATTGCCCCAAGCGGTGCAAGAGTATTTATTTGTGTGGTACAATCTAGCGGCACTAGCAAATGGGTACACTTAGGTGGTTGATAGAATGGTAAATGCGGGCATAGCAGGTGCGGTAGTAAGAGCAGGTGCGGAATTATTAGCAGACGTTGAGGCTTGGGATGCTTCCGCTAGTGGTCAAGGTTCAGCACAACTTGGTACAGGGTCAAACCCAATAATATTTATAGGTACAACAACAACACCTAATCATGGTTCGGGTACTTCTGCCGAGGTAGCAGAATGGGATAAAGACGCTAAAGATGTTGCTAATGGGGCTACAAATGGTTTTATGATTAGGCCGTATCAATCAGGTTCAATTCCTTATGTTATAGGAAACACAAATAGAATAATGGCTTCTGATGGTTTTTATGGTGGAAGCGGACAATATAGAAATGGAGATAAAGTTATTGAGACTGGCGACAACTTAAGATATGGAATAGCAAGAGGGCCAGTACAAAATACTGACGGTGCTTCTCTTTCCGCATTAAATTATATACATACTGCTATGTCTGTAAGTGATTTAAGCACATGGCATGGTTCACATTTTACTTCGCTTATTGCTTTTTACGTTTATGCTGCTATGAGAAATACAGGCTCAACTAATAGTAATTTAGAATATTATTGGGAAACAGGAATAGATTCAGCCAAAACAAGCCTTAGTGGTGGTAATTCATTATTGGCTTCCGGCACATTAACAAACCCATATTTTCAAGATGGTACTATTAATTCCGCCCCAAATCAAGGTTATACACCAAATGTACCTAGAAACGGCATATCAAGTAGTAATGCTTTTGCATTACAGTTAGGTGGCGGTAGAGGTGGTATTGTTTTGCCTTCTGCGGGAGATTTTATGACAGGATGGGTTCAAGGTCATAGAAATTGGACTGCACCTAATCCCGACCAATTAATTTCTACTGATAAAGTATATTGGAGACATGATTGGTTATGAGTAGAGTAACAGTAAATATACCGGAAGGTGTTTCGGGTGATTTTGAAATAGCACATTATACTAATGAAACTACTGATAATAATTGGCTTATGTATTTACAAATGAAAAATGAATCTTTTGATACATATACTGTATTATTAAAAAAAGGTTGTCCTATGCCTATTATGCAAGATTCTTTGGCAGAACATAATGAACATCAATGGCTTTGGGATAATGCGACAGGGGATGTATTAATTGGTGGTCTAGGGATAGGGTTGGTACACCAAACACTAATGGATAATTCTAATGTAAAATCAGTTACCATAATAGAAAACAGTCAAGATGTAATAGATTTAGTGTGGGATAACTGCGTTAAAGATGATACTTTTACTTTAATAAAAGCAGATATAGAAACTTGGACTCCACCGGCAGATTCTTCTTGGGATGTGGCTTGGTTTGATACATGGTTAATAGATAATCCAATGAACATAAAACAATACAAAGAATTAATGTATGAAAAATATGGAGACTACGTTACTACAATGGGTACTTGGGAATCATAATACATCTTATATACCCTATGATGTAATGGTACGTTATGTCAGAAATGATGAAACATCCCGCATGGATAATGTGGGAAGAAGCGTTGAGTGAAGAAATAGTGAATGAAATAATTGAGGCGGCAAAGGAAGCAGAACCTCAAGCGGCATCTACCTTTAGAACAGGTGAAGGTAAAGAAGATAGCCACAGGAAAACCCAAATAAGATGGTTACAAGATGAAAAATACAGACCTCTTACAGAACAGATGATGTGGTATATAGAAAAAGCAAATGAACATTTTGGTGTAGAAGTATCTTATTTACCACCATTACAATTTACAGAATACAAAGATATAGGCTACCACTACGGTATGCACCACGATATTGATTGGAACAGACAAGATGGTATGCACAGAAAAGTAAGTATTGTAGTACAACTATCAGACCCCGAAGATTATGAAGGTGGAGAACTAACATTTAGTCATACACAAAATCCCGACCCAATAGCACTTGCTAAGAAAGGTACAGTAATATGTTTCTTATCATACTTTGAACACGGAGTTGCACCTATTACCAAAGGTAGTAGAACAAGTCTAGTAGGATGGGCCGAAGGCCCACGTTGGAGTTGATTTTTTGGGAGAAGTAAGAACAGGTAAAATAGTGTATATTGCGCCCGAAAAGTCATATACTAATGTAAACATTGAAGAGACACCTCATGGGTTCAAGATTTATAGAAGAGGAAGCGAAAGAGCATTTACAGTTATACCGCATTCAGCAGTTAAGCAAGTAATATACGATAGAGAGGAATAAAAATGAATAACACAACTAATACAACAAAAGAAACGTGCCTAAACGCACTTAATGAAACAATAGATTGCATACCCTTTAATTCTTCATCATTATTAGATGATATAGAATTGATACTCTTATCTTTAGTAGCATTAGCGGGTATAGGTGTATTTTTATATAAAAAATACTTAGTACTAAATGCTGATGGAAAAATAACATTAGACGAATTATTAGATTCAGTAGACGAGGTTAAGGAGAAAGCCGAAGAAGCAAAGGAAGAGATAGAGAAAATAGAAAAAACTCTTAACTCTCATAATGTTGCAGAATTGAAAGAGAAGTTAAAAGAGGCAGGTCTTTCAGTAAAAGGCAAAAAAGCAGACCTTGTGGCTCGATTAGAAGCACACATGGGTGAGGCTTAGTGGCCGATTCTGATGTTGTCTCAATAAGATTAGACAATTTAGAAGAGTCTGTAAAAAGACACGAAAGATTAATTGAACAATTAGTACAATCCCAAGTAAGTATGCAAACAGGACTTGCTAAAGTGGCTACCGAGTTAGAAATAACTAATGGTCTAATAGGTACATATATGGGAAATATGCAAAAAATTATTTTTACCTTAATAGCAATAGTAGCAGGGGCTATGGGTATTTCTACACAAATGTGATAATATGACTAGCGATATAGAAAAATGGAATACTTGGGTAAAACATTTAGGTTCTACATCTGCTAATACATCTGTTACAGTTAGTAATATTGAAAAGACACTTAGAGAATACCACACTATAAATAAGCGTATGCTTTGGATAACGCAAATATTATTAATAGGAGTAATTGGTTTAAATGGGTTATTATTGTTCTACAAGTGATGTTGGTTCTCGCATAGGACTTAATAGCGCACAAAGAGTACAAGCAGGTAATAGATTAATTACTGCTGTAAGAAGGGCTAGTATAGAAATAGAACAGGTTTTTAATGACTATGGTAGGGCAAACCCTAGCGTATTAGAAACAACCTTAAATGGTGCAGTATCAGTAGGTGCTACTACAATAACATTAACAAGCGCAAGTGCTTTTGCTACTGCGGGTAGTGGTAATATTGATGGAGACACAATATCTTGGACAGGAAAATCTAGTAATGATTTAACGGGTGTGACAGGAGTTTCTGTTGCACACGCAAGCGGTGTTATAGTACAACAAGGTGAGTTTGCACACGTTCTTAGAGAAATATGTGGTGATATAGCAGCAGCATATTACATGGAAGATGAATCCACATTTCATACAGGCGGAGATACATTAAGGGGTAATGTATTAAGAGAGAGAGGCACTAATAATTTAGTTAGGTTAGCACATCTTGGCTCTTTTACTTGAGGTGTATTATGGCTAATAAATTAACTAATTATGGTATGAAAATTAATCCAAAAAAAAGTGGGTTTTCACAACTTAAAAGTAGGTCAAAGAAAAAAGATACTAAAGGTATTTTTGTTGATATAGAAAATCTTTATTATCCGGGTTATCCGGCTATACCTTTAATGGATATGGCCGCTAGAATAGCAGCAAGGGAAGTAAACAAAAAAGAAGAAGTACTTAAAAAATATATAAGAAGTTTAGGTAGTTTTTCTTCTAAAGATAGAAAGGATTTGAAAAGAGGTGGTTCACAAGTACATAAAACTTCATCTGCTTTAAGAAGAAGTAAATATAAAACAGGCTCTACTGTTTCGACAGATAATAGAACAGGTAGGTATGGTTTTGAACAAATAACAAGAAAACAATCTAAAAAAGATACATTAGGATTTAGTGTATTTTTTGATAAAAAGGCTTTTGATATTATAAGTAAAGAAATAAGCAGTTTAGTTTATTTAAAAGCAGAAGAATTACTAGAAGAATTGGCTAGAGAAACAGTAATAACAACAAGAGAAAAGATTAAAAATAAAAAAAGTTTTGCGGGTACAACAGTAGAAAAAATAAGAGACAATCCTTTTAGGGGAGAAGCAAGAATATATAATACTTTGGCTGAATCTTTACATTATTTTGAAAAGAAAAAAGGGGCTTTACAGTTTGGTAAACCTATAAGTCCTATAACTTCTTATGGTATCGGGTCTTTTAATTATACAAGTAAAGTACTTAAAGTTAGTAAAAATGATAAACCTACAGGTATTTTTGGTAGTAGAATGGATGGTGGAGAGTTTGGTGGTGTAAGTAATAAAAGCCTAACTCAATTGTACGCACAAAAAGTAGGAAAATACAAAGCAAAATCTAGTCCTAGAGGCGGATATAAAACATTAAAAGGAAGGTCGACTTAATTATGACAATAGCAACAACTACACAATATTGGAACAGTAGAATGAACGGTACTGACCCTACGGGATTAACAGGTAATTTCCAAGATTCTTGGACTGCTGCATCCGGTGGTGGTTCTGCATCCGGTGGTAATTGGGTTATAACAAACGGTACATACACGATAACACCAACAACAAATACAGCATATACATTTGTAACTTGTTTGTCTTATAATACAGCACCTAATAACGATGAAGTATTAATTAAATTAGATAACGGTACTCACAAAGTTGAAGTAAAAGGTACGGGTAGTGCTACGTCTATTAAGTTAGTAGGTACTACAACAACCACTATAAGTAATTTAGATTTACTTTTAGCGGAACAAAATCCTGTACCATTAGTTTTAAGGTTAAGTTTAGATTCTACGGGTGCAGCAAAATTATATACACATGAAATCATACAAAATGATAGTGCAGAAACCGCTTATTACACTGTAACAGGCGCAACAGGTTCTTCTAAAATTATACAATGGGGAAATACTAGCGGGTCTATAAAATGGTCTAGTGTATATTATTCTAAGTTTGGTGCTTTTGACCCCGAACAACTTATGGTTTCAGATTTTGCACAAGACACTTTATCAAGGATGGGATTAGGTATAGTAGAGGCATTAAAAGATTCTAAAAGATTATATCTAAAAACTCAAGTACCGGATAGTAGTATTATATACGGTTATGATTTATCTTCTGATATGACAAATAGATTACCAAGTCCTAATATCCATGTTTTATTAACTAACGTAGGCTCTCCTACCTTTGATTCTTTAGGTGGTAGTAAAATAACACAAAATTATGATGTAGAAATATATGTTGTAGTAGCAGGTACTAACTACGAAAACTCATACAGAACAGGTATGAATATTTTGGGTGAAGTGTTTGATGAATTATATACAAAAACAGGGGTATTGGCTACTACAGATAGTATTACAAGTTATAGTGCTTTACTAGATACTAAAATGGATGATGACGAAACTGTATGTGTACACCAATTAACTCTTACATATATGCGTAAAATAGATATGAGACATAGATAATATTGATAAGAGACTCTTTAGGTGGTAAGTACTAACTAGAGGTAATAGTATGACAAGCGAGTTTAATAATAGATATGTTTCATTAGAAAGAGAAACCGGCTACGGAACAGGCGCAGACGGTGATGCAGAAATATTCGGAGAAGTAGATGATGAATCATTTGCTATGTCTTTTGATATGCTTACAAGAAGCGACATAAGTAGGCAAATCTCATCAAAAATGCAAACAGGAACAGAATATTCAGATGGGACAATAAATATGGCTGCACAGATAGACGATTTCTTAGGACACGTCTTACACGGTATTTTACCCGATGATAAAAGGACACTAAGTGGTTCTGCACAATTACATACTATGAAACCTGCATCTTACGCTCTTAGTGCAAAACTAAGTACTAGTGATGCTTTTAATGTTATTAACTATCCCGACACAGGAAGTGGCCCGGCTAGTATTGACGTAGATTCTTACTGTACATATCAAGGAGATGTTTACAGATGTGTAACAGCAATTTCATCAGCCGAAGATTTTGATGCGGCAAAATGGTACAAAATTGGTTATCCTTCTTATACCGTAAGAGTAGGTAGAGAACAAAAAGAACACACTTTTACAGGTATGATGGTTGATAGTTTTAGCCTAACTGCTAACGTAGGAGAATACGTTATGATAAGTGCTGATTTCGTAGGAAAGGCTGAAAGTGACATAGGCGCATTAGATACACCCGATTTTTCCGGTGAGGCTCTAAGTGCTTTACACTTTGCTAACGGTAATGTTTACTTTAACGCTAACGCTGATGGTACTTACGGTGGCGCAACAGCAGTAGTTAAAGGAATATCACTAGATATTTCTATGAATAGAGATACTGATAACGCATACGGATTAGGTTCTTCTACATACAGGACTGCACCTGCTTCACAATTGATGGAGATTACAGGTAGCATTGACTTTAACGAAGTAGTTTATACAAGTACAACAGATGTACCTACATGGGCTACACTAATTCAAGAAGGTGGATTAGAATACAACACAGAAGCACAAGCGTTTGACGATGCTTCTGTTATGAAACTAGAGTTTATAGAAGAAGGCGCAGTAGATAACAAAATGGTTATTGAGTTATTCCATCTAAGATTTGATGCACCAACAGGTGCAGGTGTTAGTGGAAGAGATTCAAACACAATGACAGTAGGTTTTACGGCATTAGTAAACCCTGTATCGGGTAAATCAATAGAGATAGGTTATCAAGGTGCATCTTTGTCTAATTCTTCCTACACGGAAATGTACTAAGGTGATTAAGTATGACTAACAATCATGGTGGTACAATAATTGCAGACAAAACTAAACTAAAGGTCAATGCTTTTACAGGTACAGCAGCAGAAGTACAAACAGCATTTAGGGCTGCAATAGCCAACGATGACGTAGTAATTTCTTGTGATACTTCAAGAAAAAAAGATAGTAATTTTATTACATTAACCGTAGTATGGATTGATGTAGCATAAACATAAGGTGAGTAAAATGGAAACATACGAAGATAAAGAAGGAAACATTTGGTCTAAAGAAATAAAAGATGGTAGATTAGTTGAAAAACTTATCGAAAGAAAAAAGAAAGCAGCACCTAAAAAGAAGGCTGCTAAGAAATCTAAAAAACAGTAAGGTGTAAAAATGAAAGTATTAGTAGCAAGTAAAGATATAGAAGTTTTGGCTGCCGCATTAGGGCAGCACCCTGCCGAAGATATTTGGTGGTGGAGTGAAGAATCAAGAAGAAAAGAAGGTTATGCTTTGGGTCTATTAAGATATAGAATAGTAGAAACACTTACAAGAGAAGAAGCAATCAATTCTAAGGAATGGGATAAAGTAATGAAAGCGTTACCCCGTTCTTTTACGCCAAAAGTAGATGAAGAAGAATGAATGATAGGAATACCTTCATAAACACTTTAGGTGTTTGGGAAATTAAAGAGGATGGAACAGTCCGTCTAATAAGCGAGGCGGAACCGCCAAAACAAAAGAAAAGGAGTGATAGAAATGCCGGTACTAAAAAAAGAAATAGAATTAAATGATGGAAGCAAGATTTGGGTTAAACAAGCGTCAGGAATGGCTAAACTTAAAATAACTAATATACAGGCTAAAGCCTTTAGAGAAATGTCTCATGCAGGAGAGCCTAGTGAGTGGACTACACAACAAAATGAAGAGTTTGCTAATAAAATAGAAGAAATGGGCGGCGGAATGCAATCACAAATAGAAGAATGGATTCCTAAGTGTATATTAACAGAAGGTTTCGATATAGATACTCTTACCTTCGAGGAATTACAAGATATTTTATTATTCGTTAGAGGCGACACAGAAGAAGGCGCAGTCCCTTTATAGACTTTATTAGAGTAGCCCCCTCTCTATGTATGGCTTTTAAGGGGGTTTTACCCTCGGACCTATTTGATAAATATGACTGCGAAGGCGGTGCATATAAAATGCAATTAGATATACTAATTGCTATGGATATAAATGATAAAATTAAAGAGGCTACGCAAGATGCAAAAACAGATGCTAAGAGCGCAGTAGCAAGAAGGGACCAAAGAAGAGAGAAAAGAAAACACTTATCAGACGGTGGCGGTGTTCTTAAAGCACTTAGAGATAGCGGGGTCCCTATAAAGGGCGGTAGTGGAGATAGTGTTGGAGAATGATTTATAAAAAGAATAGTAGCGTGAGGTGGTAATATACCAATTGGTGCATCCCGAATTGTATTCGACATTATGGGTACATTCCAAGCAAACAGGCTACTAAAGGATGCTAAAGCAGCAAGTGTAATGTTCCAAGCAATTATGCTTGATGCCGTGACAGGTATTCAAGATGCAGGTATAGCCATAGGCGACCAATTTGGGGCGTTTATGGAGTCGGTAATACCCGTAGCAAGAGAAATAGAAGAAGGAAGAATAGAGTTAGAAAAGTTTTTGACAGCAGCACACGATTTTTCCGCAGTACAACAAGAAGTTACAGAATTAGGTTTAAGTTTTGGGTTCGCTGCTGATGAAGCCTTTGCAGCATCGGCTAGAATGGCGCAACTAAGCGGTGTTATGGGTCCGGGTACAATGGGCGTAGGTACTAAATTAGGTATGGAGTTTGGTCTAATAAGTGGTATGAGTACCGAAGCGGCTATGCAACGTATGATTAACTTGCAGCAACAAACTCATTTTATGACAAAGGGTATAGCAGAAAACGCTTCTGAACAAGAAAGACAAAACCAAATTAGGGCTAACTCTATAAAAGTTCTCGACCAACTTAACACAGTAGAAAACAGGTCTGCTGCTACTATGGAACAGATTACTTATGTTATGAATCAATTCGCTTCACAGGCACACCTAACGGGACAAAGTATTGCTAGTATGGCTGCTATGTCTGCCGTTCTTATTGAAGCCGGTGAAGAACAAGGAAAGGGTGGTAGAGCCTTGCGTATGATATATGCTAGGTTAGGTGCTAATACAAACGGTGCAGCAGACGCATTCCATAATTTAGGTATAGCCACAAAAGATGCAGACGGAAATCTAAGAGATTTTTCAGATATAATGAAAGACTTAAACAAAATATACCCCGATTTAACTTCTGCTGAAAGAACAAGATTGGCTCAACAAGTAGCAGGTAATAGACACTACACTAGATTCTTAAAGTTAAGCGAAAACTACAATAGGGTTTTAGAGTTAGAGTTTGAGGCTCTTATGAGATTATCTCCTGCGTTAGAGGAAATACAAAGAAGAAGAGATACAGATTTGTTCCAATTACAGGAAGCGGAAGCAAGACTTAAAAACTACACAGGTGCTATTGGTTATGGGCTTATGCCCGCTTTAACACAAGCCACTAATAGACACGCTGATTTTAATAAAGAACTTGCTATATTAGTAGGCGGAGATGGTATTCTCGGTGCAGGTATAGGACAAATGTTTGCTTTTGGTTCTGAAATGAGAGATTTAATAGGGCCTATGGTAAATCTAATGGTAAATATGCAGTCTCTAAATGTAGCGTTTCAAACTCAACAAACAATAATGAGAGCATTAAATCAAGAAGAAATTGTTAATCAAAATGCTTACGGTAATAAAAACCAAGTACTACAAAGTCATACAAGTTTGATGTTTCAATTAAACTCATTAATTACAGAACACAGTAAAAGATTAGAGTATAATACTCTTGCGGCAAAACATGGGGTAGAATTAACTAAAGACCAAATAGAAGCAGAATTATTATTACAATCATCTTTACATGAGACTAATAGACAATTAAAAGGTAAAATATTAGGTCAAAACTTAACTGCTACATCAACTAAAAGAGATATAGACAATATAAACTTACAAATACAGGCTCTACGAAGAGAAGAACAACAGTTAAGAAAAATCGCACAGGCCGAAAAACTTCGTCATTCTCTTTTAGGTGATAGACCAGAATTAGGTACAGGAGATAAACGCAAAAGAGCGTATAAAGAATCGGCATTAGCAGTAAAAGAGTTTGACGATTCTTTAGAACAAGCAGCACAGGCAGAACTAGCCTTAAATAATCATATAATAGACACTACGCCTATTATTAATAAGTACGAAACACAATTAGATTCACTAAACTCTACTTTAAGAGACACAAATAGACAGACAAATGCGTTAGGTTTACAACAAGAAAAAACTTCCGAATCTATAAATAACTCTATGAATAAATTAGGTATGTCTCAAACAATAACTATGCAAAATGACCAAGAATTAAGGACTGAAAGAATTAAGGCCGCAGCCATAGAAGCCTCTCTTATGCAAAAACTTTCTACTAACTTTATGATGGCGGGTTCAGCCGCTATGATGTTTGGTAAAGGTCAAACAAGTATGAGGATTGGTATGTTGCTAAACATAGCAGGTATGGTGACAATGTTTAGGCAAATGCAATTAAATGCTGTCGAAAGTGGTAAAAGTATTATGCTTAATATGCAAGAAACACTATCTCTTTTTGGTTTAGCAAAGGCAAAACAAGTAAATGTAGTAACAACTAACGCATTAACTCTTTCAAGGTTTCAAGAAAATGTGCAGATATTTGCGAATATAGGTTTTATACAAGGTCTTATAGGGGCTAAAAATATAGAAATAATTACCGATATGAAAAGTAATATGGTAAAAAAAGCACAATTAATACTACGAACATTAACTATTTCTAGTATATACGCATTTATAGTAGCGACTGCACTTAAAGTAAAAGCGCACATAAGTAATATAATAGTAATGATTAAAGAAATAGGTATTAGCGGTATGTGGATTGCGGCAAAAGCGGCTATGGCAACAGCATATTTTACAGTAGGTGGTGCTGCCCTTTTTGCTGCTACCGGAATAGCGGCTGCGGGTAAAGCAGCAGTAGTAGCCTTTGCGCCTTACGTTCTTTTAATAGCAGCCGGTCTTGCTTTGGTAAAAGTATTAGAGGCGTTAGGTGTTTGGGACACTAGCATACCGGATTTCGCATCAGAATCTTCGGACTTAAATATGTATAAAGCATCAACAGAAGATTTAGTAGAAGCCCTTAAAGATGAAACTTTAACAATAGAAGGTCTAACTGCTTCTCTTGCTGACCTTGCGGCAGAAAGAAAAACATTAGTAAATCAAGATTCTGCGGCTGCTGATGAAAGAATAGCACAAATAGATAAAGTAATGTCTAAAGAACAAATGTTAATAGATATTTTAACAGCGAGAATGTACGATGTAGATAATTTACCGGATATTAGCGCAGCACTCACAAAAAATGCAATAGAAGAGTTTGAAGATGGGCTGTCATGGTTTGAAAGAAATATAGGTCGAAAAAATAAAACCCAAACAATAGGGGATATTACTTTTGATGATTCAACACAATCTTTAAAAAATTACAATAAAGAGTTTGAAAGTTTTGCAGAAAAATATCCCGAATTAGCAAAAATGATTGATGAGGCTAATATCACTACAGAAGAAGGAGTTAAAAGTTTGTTAGAAAGTCTACAAATGGGTGCAGATGCTTTAACATCAGCAGAAATGAATATGTTAGGTGCTATGGTAGATGGGTACACCGAGGCAGACGAGGCTCTACAAAACTTTAACAATACAAGAGAAGAATTATTCTATGGATTTTCTTCTGACAAACTAACAGGTAATCTAGTAAAACAAGTAGTACAACAAGGAGTCGAAACTCTTATAACTACTACAGAAGTAATTATGAGTAATACGTTTAATGGTATGACTACTACACAAGCAGCAAACCAAATATTAGATGAGATAGAGAGAGGCGCAGGTTTAAGAGGCATGAATCTTAGCAACGCATAGGTGATTTAATGGTAAGACACGTTACTTCTATGTACAATATTTGGCTCGCCGGATATTATGATGACTTTATGGGTGCTAGGGCTATCTCGGATGATTTTAACACACCTAGCAATACATATTCTACAGGTGTTTATGAAAGTACACTTACACATTTTGGAAATCCTATGAATGGAGAGGCTACTCTAAATCAAAGATATAGATTTAGTATTGCTGATAGAAACTTAATAGGCTCTACACACGTTGATAATGTAGATAGTGCTAATCAGTATCTTAAAAATAAAGGTGCGTTTGAATGGCTATCTTACGACAACACAAGACAAAATGCGGAAAAATGGGAAGGTAGAGCGCAACTACAATATCCCGATGGACATATTGCTAATAGATATGCCTTTAATAATGTGGAAATAGCAGGTAGTAATGCTACTGATTGGTTGTTATTTACAAACGGTAATGATACAGAAGGTAGATATTTAGTACCTACGGGAGATAACGATGCTACTTTTGGTAGAAGTAATATGAAATCATATTTTAATGCTATTGGTGCTACTAATTACGCTAGTAAAATTGCGGGAAAAATAGATGCTACGGGAGATTTTATACAAAGAGCGCATTTAGCGGGTGTTTGGATGGGAGAAACATTGGCTTTTAATGCTTCAAGTACAACCCCTGTTAATTTGTTTGCACCCGTTTCATCACCATCGGGACAACCTTTTCTATGTGTACAAACTTGGAGAACGGCTTATAATGATAGTAGTAGTAAACCACAATTAGTTTACGATGGTCCTTTGAACAGTCTATTAGACGGAGATATTTTTACCGCAAGAGTAGCGGTAAGAGCATTTAATGGTACAACAGGGGGAACAGGCGTAGTTGAACACGGAAAAGTACCGACTAATTTAACATTTAAAATAGGTTATGCTGCTTCACAAAAAGGCACAACTTCGTCTTTAGGATTTACAGGTACACCTGCAATTACTTATGTTATTGATTTGTCTAGTGCTTCTCTAGGATATGATTTACTAGGTTTACAATTTGAAAGTACTACAAAAAAAAGTATATTTAACGATGATTCGTGGTTAGATGTAGATTTTGTCTTAAATTATAGTGGTAATGGTGGCGCAGGTACTTTTGATGTTTATATTAACGGAACATTAATTGCTTCTAACCAAAATATGTCGGGTAGTCCTAGTGCCGGAGATTTATACGGTTATGAAATAGAGGCAGCACCAACAGGGGCATACAATTCAAGCAGTACTACATTAATGGTTGATAGAGTAGGTCTTGTTAGATATTTAACAGACGCTAAAAACTACAAAAGTTATGATGCACCCATACAAAATATGAATATTTCTATGCCGGTAAACGGTGTATCTAATTGTAAAATTGTTATTGCTGATGACCCACAAAAAGAATCGGGCGGTACAGCAAATCTTAATGTTGGTATGCGTTCTCAAGATTATTTACATAACCTAAAAAATATATTTAGTGGTGATACCCCCGTTGATTGGTCTTTATTAGTTTTTGCTAGTCAAACACCAAGAATAGATAGGCCGGTATGGAGAGGCATAATAGATAAAATGTCTATCAAACAAAGAAATAATGACGGTAGAACAATAACACTAAACGCTAATGACAATCTTAATTTATTAGATAGACAAATACCACTATGGGAAGTAGGACAAAAAAGTCTTAGTAATAACACGGAAACACCGCAATATTGGTTATATGACGCACAGGGATATAGACAAATTATGAATCTAGGTACTTTACCCTTAAAAACACTTAGTAATAAAGTAGGGTTTGATGTAGATGATTCATATTTAGAAGTAAACAACCAAAGAACACAGTTAGGTTCGGGTCATCCTATACAAATGTATAATAATGAAGATACCGTATTTGGACCTAATGATTTAGAAGCACAATACGAAGGTGTATTTTCTCAAGGGTTTAGCCAAGACACTAGCGGTAAAACAGTTATAAACTTAT